ACATAAAACAAATTTAAAAACTATTAAATATCCTCTAGTTAACATAAGAAAAGGTCTTCAAAAAAAATATAGAGGTACTGATTACAGACTTGACAGAACAAAAATGAAAGTTAGTTATAGGCGAGGTTCTTATAGAGGTGTAGAACATTTATTACGTAGGTACAACTAATGGGTAAAAGTACAAAACATTATTTTAAAACTGGTAAAGAGTATACAGGTAATGTGCATAAAATGGATGATGGCACCATACATACTGGTAAAAACCATACAAAGAATAGTAAAGTTGTAGTTCATTTTAAAGATTTATCTGATAGAGCAAAAGGTATAGCTAAAGGCACCGATATGAAAAAGGGTGGTAAAGCTAAAAAGAAAAAGAAAAAAGGTCCTACACCTACAAATCCTACGCTATATGCAAGAGTAAAAGCAGAAGCTAAAAGAAAATTTAAAGTTTACCCTTCAGCATATGCTAATGCATGGCTAGTTCGTACATACAAAAAACGTGGCGGAGGCTATAAGTGAGCCTAAAAGAATGGTTTGGCAAAGGACCAAAAGGAGACTGGGTAGACATAGGAGCCAAAAAGAAAGATGGTAAGTTTCAACCCTGCGGTAGAAAATCTGCTAAAAAGTCAAAAAGAAAATATCCTAAATGTGTTCCTAGAGCTAAAGCAAACAGAATGTCTAAAAAACAAATAGCTAGTGCTGTAAGACGTAAGAGATCAAAAGCACAAGGAGTAGGAGGTAAACCTACTAATGTTAAAACCTTTGCAAGAGAAGGTGGAGTTATGAAATACATATCACAAAACAAAAGATACGCTAATGGCGGTAAGGTATATCCAAGATAATGTTAACACCACAACGTAAAAAATCACAAGAATTAACAGAGAAACAACAGAATTTTCTTGACGCATACTTTGCGGAAGGAGAAAAAACCTTTGGGAATATTACCCAAAGTCTATTGCAAGCAGGCTATTCGGAGTCCTCAAGGTCTTCAGTATCGAAAGCTATGCGACCTCACATTATAGACAGAGCAAAAGAGTTGCTAGCAACGACAACAGCCAATGCAGTAGGACAGATAAAGGATGCTTTATCAGGAACAACAGAAGAACCAATAGCTAGACAGAAACTTAGGTTTGAAGCAGCAACTGACATACTTGATAGATGTGGTATATCTAAACGACAAGAAGTAGTAACAGAAAACAAACATGTACATGCTGTTGTTTTGTTACCTGCAAAAAAAGCAGAAGAGTTAGAACTATCAGATGTAGAGGCTGAAGTACTTGGAAACACCTAAGAAAAAAGGAAGACCTAAACTCAAAGAAGGAGAGAAAGGTCGATATAGATTATCAGCTAAAGAAAAGGCTCGTAGAGCTGCTCTAGCCCAGTTGCGGTATAGAGACAAGAAGATTAAGAAACATAAGAACCAACTATCGAGGCAGAAACAATTAAAGAAAGAAAAGATACAGAAGTTCAAACACCTCGACAAGGCGATAGAGGGAAAGGCTGCGATAACGGAAGATGTGCTTGCGGATGCACCAACTGCGTTTCAAGAGTTTGTTGCGGAACAGGAAGTTGCGTTCAAGCCGAATCCAGGTCCTCAGATGGAGTTCCTAGCAGCACCTGAACGTGATGTTCTTTATGGTGGTGCAGCAGGTGGAGGTAAATCATATGCCCTACTTGCAGATGCATTAAGATATGCCCACAATCCTAATCATAGAGGATTGCTTCTTAGAAGGACATTGGGCGAACTAACAGAGCTTATAGACAAAAGTAGGCAATTATATAAGAAGGCTTTCCCAGAAGCTATATTTAGAGAAAGTAAATCGACTTGGGTATTCCCATCAGGGGCTACGATTTTATTTTCATATTTAGATAGAGACACAGATGTTACAAGATATCAAGGACAAAGTTTTAACTGGATTGCAATCGATGAAATCACGCATTACCCAACTCCTTACGTATGGGAGTACCTTCGTTCAAGACTCCGTACTACGGATCAAAGCATTATACCGTACATGCGTTGCACAGCTAACCCAGGTGGAATGGGCGGTTGGTGGGTTAAAAAGATGTATATTGATGCTGCCGAGCCAAATACGCCTTTTTGGGCTAAAGATGTTGAATCAGGTGCTATCCTCAGATACGGAGCCTCAGCCCAAGAAAAAGCAGGAAAGCCCCTCTTCCAAAGAAGATTCATCCCTGCAAGACTAACGGATAACCCCTACCTTATAGCTTCAGGGGAATATGAGGCTATGTTGTATTCTCTACCAGAAGTAGAGAGAAGAAGATTATTAGATGGAGACTGGGATGTTACAGATGGTGCAGCGTTTGCTGAGTTTGATCGTTCAGTACATGTTGTTGACCCCTTTGAGATTCCTAGGTCTTGGGCTCGTATTAGGGCTGCAGACTACGGTTACTCTAGTCCTTCTTGTGTTTTATGGGGTGCTGTCGATTATGATGGTAACCTATGGATATATAGAGAGCTTTACGGAAAAGGCTACACAGGAGAAGGGTTAGCAGAAAGGATTATGGAACTAGAGTATGATGATCCTACTATGCAAACAGCAGTATTAGACGAATCATGTTTTAGTAGAACAGGACATGGTTTAAGTATAGCAGAATCCATGAACAGGTTTAACCTAAGATGGATGGCTTCTAACAGAGACAGACTGGCAGGTAAGATAGAGATGCACAAACGTTTAAGTATGAATGATATGGGAGAACCTAGACTTAGAATATTTAATCACTGTAGCCAGTTGATAAGAACTTTACCTACACTACCTCTAAGTAAAACAAATCCAGAGGATGTAGATACAAAAGCAGAGGATCATGCTTACGATGCTTTAAGATATATGTGCATGACTAGGTTGGTAAATAGTCCTTACTACCATCCTAGGTTTAGAAAGCCTAAAGAGTTTGATAGGTATGAAGTACAGGACCCTATATTTGGATATTAATTTTTAACAACAAAAGGAGATGAAAATGCCGTTATATGGAAAATATAAACAAGGTGATCTTGGCATGGAAGACGAAACAAAACTTTCTAGAGAAAAATTAGAAAGTTGGGTTAAAACAAAGTATTCCCACGCTGAAGAATCATCTGTTAACGAAGCAAGCCTTTCAGGCAAGAATCAAATAGATTCTAACTTTATGGCTTTAGCTGACGAAAAAGACTACTAAGATGGCTGAGATAGGTGAACTAATAGGCACTGGCGAACAGAAAGATATTACCGATGAGGAAATGTCTGGTTTAGCAGGCTATATACGATCAAAGTATAAACAAGCAGAAGATGGTCGCCTAGCTGACGAACAACGTTGGCTACGTGCTTACAAAAACTATAGGGGCACTTCAGAAGATAGTGAAGACTATAGGCAATCAGAACGTTCTAAAGTTACTGTTAAGATAACAAAAGTAAAAGTGCTTGCTGCTTTTGGGCAGCTAGTAGATATACTTTTCTCTAATGGTAAAGTTCCGATTTCTGTAGACCCTACTCCTGTACCTGAAGGTATAGAAGAGTTTGTTCACCTAGAAACACCTTTAGATCAGCAACAAGAATTAGACCCTTATGGGTTTGAAGGAGATGGTAGAGAATTACCTGCAGGAGCTTTAGAGGCTACAGAACCAGAACAACAAGAATTAGAATTAGGTCCATATGAAAAAGATATGGCTGAAGCTAATCTTGCTGCAGGACCATCCAATATGGGAGAACCACAGCTATCTCCTGCCAAGGAAGCAGCTCGTAAAATGGAGAAACTAATCCATGACCAACTACTAGATGCTTCAGCAGTTTCCGAACTCAGAAAAGGTATCTTTGAACAGTGCCTGTTAGGTACAGGTATTATTAAAGGACCCTTTAACCACAACAAAGTAATACACAAATGGTCTAAAGATGACGATGGTACTAGATTTTATGACCCACAAGATAAGTTAGTACCTAGATTAAATGCCGTTTCTTGTTGGGATTTATATCCTGACCCTTCTGCTGTAAGCCTAGATGATGCAGAATATGTAGTAGAACGTCATAGAATGAATAGATCACAGCTACGTGACCTTGCTAAAAGACCATTTTTTGATAAAGATGCTATAGAAGCATCACTATATATGGGCACACAATATGAAGAAAGATACTTTGAGCATGATTTATATGCAGATAATGACCCTACATACAGTGAAGGTCGTTATGAAGTATTAGAATATTGGGGTGTTCTAGATGCTAAAATGGCTAAAGAAATACAATTAGACATACCAGAATCTACATCTGACCTAGATCAAGTACATATTAATGCTTGGATTTGTGGTAATGAAATACTAAGAGTAGTTCTTAACCCATTTGTGCCAGAAAGATTACCATATCAAGTTGTACCTTACGAAAAGAACCCATATAGATTCTTTGGTATAGGTGTAGCTGAGAATATGGAAGATGCACAGCTTCTTATGAATGGACATGTACGTATGGCTATTGATAATTTAGCATTAGCAGGTAATCTTATTTTTGAAGTAGACGAAAACATGATGGTTCCAGGACAGTCTATGGATATATACCCTGGAAAAATATTTAGAAGACAGTCAGGTGCACCTGGTACAGGTATTACAGGAATTAAGTTTCCAAGCACTGCTGTAGAAAATTTACAAATGTATGATAAGGCAAGACAACTTGCTGACGAAGAAACTGGTATACCAAGTATAAGTCACGGACAAACAGGTGTGACTGGTACTGGGCGTACTGCATCAGGATTATCTATGTTATTAGGTTCTGCCTCTTTAGGTATTAAGACTGTAATCAAAAACATAGATGACCACCTTCTAAGACCTTTAGGAGAAAGTATGTTTATGTGGAATATGCAGTTCTCAGAGGATGAAGAAGACATAATGGGTGATTTGGAGATCAAACCTAAAGGTACATCGTCTGTAATGATGAAAGAAGTAAGATCGCAAAGGTTAACAATGTTACTACAAACTGTAACTAATCCTATGCTTGCTCCTTTTGTTAAATTACCTACGTTGATTAAAGAGTTAGCTATAGCTCAGGATATGGACCCTGACGAATTAGTTAATGACATAAACGAAGCACAAATATTTGCTGAAATGCTGAAAGGATTGAACAATGGACAAACAACTGGCGAAGAGGCTACTGCCCCTGGTGAACAACAACCAAACATGGGAACCCCTCAAGGAGTTCCTGCAGGAGCAAATCCTGCTGACCCAACAGGCGTTGGTGGTGGCACAATCGGAACAGGAACTACGCCAACTCCAGGGGAAGGCGGCTTCACTGGGAATGTTACTCCAATTACAGGACAGGGTGAGGGCGGAAGCTAAAAGGGATGAAAACACCTAAAGAACATACAGAATTACTAAAACTTAGAGAAGGTTTTGTTGGTAGTGTTTATAACGATTCTACCAATAATCCTACAATAGGGTATGGTCATAAAATAAAAAAAGGTGAAAATTTTACAACTTTAACTGAAGAGCAGGCTAACGAACTATTTATGCAAGATTATCTTAATGCACAACAAGGTGCTGATAGAATAATTCAAGAATTTAAAATACCTGCGGAAGATAATGTTAGAAATGCTGTTACAGGTGCTGTATTTCAATTAGGTGAAGAGGGTTTTAAAAAATTTAAAAAAACTATAGCTTTTTTACAGCAAGGCAAGTTTGAAGAAGCTGCAAAAGAAGCTAAAAATTCTGATTGGCATAAACAGACTCCTGTAAGAACTTCTGATTTTGAAAATTTACTATTAAATAAACAAAAAGGTGGTTTTATAGATATGCAAGAAGGTGGTCTAACACCAGATAGTGAAGGCATAATAACTTTACCTGACACAGGAGTAATACAAAACGAAGTAGAGACTCCAGTAGACACAACACAAGGTTTCTATTCTGTAAACCCTGCTCCAGGAGAAAGTGGCGAATCATTTGCTGCAAGAAACCCTTTACCTACATTAGAAGAAACATTTCCGTTAGGCAAAACAGATGTAGATGCTGATCCTTTAAGTTACAAACCACCAGAAGATTATGTAAGTCCTAGAATAACTACCCCTCTTTCGGAAAGATTAGGTTTTGGTGGTATGGGTGATTCTAGTAGCACAAATATGTTAGCAAAAACTGGTGCTGCCTCTGTTCCTGTAGATACAAGTTTATCTAGAGATGAATTAGCAGCTTTAGGTTTACTAGGAACTATAGGTGATGTTTCTGTTGGTATGGATGCTATAGGTGATACTGGTACAGATAGTATATTTTCTACTACTGCTAACCCTGATTTAAGTGATTCTTTTTCTACATTTGATATAACAGAAGATTATTTATTAGACCCTTCAAATGTAGATATTTTAAGTGAACTATATCCACCTAACAAATATGCAGATAACATAGATTTTAGAAACAGAGTAGATGGTTGGGTTTTAGAAACAAACAAATTAAGAGGTAATAAGACCCCTTACACAACTAGTCAAGGTATTGCTTGGATTAATTTACAAGATAAAATAACTGAAATTAGTAATATGGATGTTACTTCTGCTATAAATGCTGCAGCTACAGTAAAAGTTGTAGGAAATAAAACACTTGCTAATTATATACAAGATAATCCAAATGTAATTACTGACGCAGGTTTAAATGAAACTGCTTTAAAAAAGGCTGTATCAAACTCTTTAAATGTAGTATCTGAAGAAGATGTAAAATTAGGTGGTATATTTGATACTGTAGGAACAAAAGAAAGTTTTTTTACAAAATTAGGCAATACTCAATTATTTGAGATTGCAGGAACTGAAAGTGTAGAATTAAGAGATTTATATGATGAGTTTGGTGCAGCTCTTCTTGTAGGTTTAACTACAGGCGATGCAAGTAAAGCCGCACTAGCAGGTGGTATACAATTTGCTCAGACTGATTTAATAGAAGCCTATGGTCAAAAAGCATATGACTTAGTTATGAGTCCTGCTGGAAGTGGTAATGTTGATGAAGCAATCGCAGCTAGACAAAAAATAACTGGTTGGGGTGGTGCTGCTATTGCTGCAGGAGGAGCTCTTCTTTTAGGAGGTAGTGAAGAAGATGCAGCTTTTGCTGCTACTCAACATCTAGCTATAGAATTTGGTGCTGAAAGAGTAGGAGAGTTGTTTGGTTTATCAACAGGTGCTGAGGGGGCTGCTGCTCCTGTAGGTGCAGGAGTTATATCTGGTTTAGTTGCTTTACTAAGAACTGGTGATTTAAAACAGGCTGCTGCTTCTGGAATTACAGGATATGCTATGGCTACAAATCCAGTTTTAGGTATAGGTCTTATGGCACTACAGTTCTTATTAGGTAAAGAGCCTTCTAACAAAACAGGTTACGCTAGTGTAGACTTTGATAAATTTACATCTCAAAGCTATAGCATTGGCGATTACGATTCATCAAAAATGAATGAAGATAATGTAGAATTTACAAAAAAATTACTAGACCCTATCATACCTTTAATACAAAAAATAGAATCAGATTATGGTTTTGATTTAAAGGGCGACTTACAAATACATTATGGTGCTAGAGATGGTTTATTTTATACCATAGGAGATATAGACCAAGAAGGACTTTCTAGAAGAGACATGTTTTTAAATAGGGCAGATTACTTTGACGGTAAAGATCAAAATGTATATAGGAGAACTTTTGCTACAGATGAAGCAGGTCTAGCTGAATTTTATAACTCTATATTAGAAGATTTAGAATACATAGCTAAAAATAAAGTAAGTAATCTTGGACAGTATAAAGGTATAGTAAAATCTGCAGAAGAAATACAAGCAGACATTCAAAAATCTGGTTTTGATATGAGTAATTTTACTTTTATGCAAGATGGTGGAAAAATACTTGACAAAAATACAAAAGTGTTGTATAATAGTAACCAAGCAAAGAATTACGGACTTGTCGACAGAAAAGGCAAAGCTCCACCATCTGCAAGAGCAGATGACGTTCCAATGACTTTAAAAG